AACGAGACGGTGCCCAAGAAGGGCTACATGGTCTCGCTCCGAGGCCACGAGCAGGTGAAGTCCGGGGACGTGACCCCTACGGACATCCGGCAGTACGCCAAGTCGAAGAAGAAGCACCTGCGGGGAGGTGATCGCTACCTCGGTGGATGGGTCGATGAGGGCAAGACCTACCTCGACACCTCTCAGTGGGTGAAGGACCGCAAGGAGGCCGAGGAGCTTGGTCGCAAGCACGGCCAGCTTGCCATCTACGACCTCAAGTCGAAGCAGGCGGTCTCGCTTGCCAAGGCGGCATCTCACACCCCGACGCACCGCTTCTACATCGGTATCGACCCCGATGACCTCGATGACGAGGGGATCTGTGGGTTCATCAACGACTGTCGATGCGGAAACAAGCTCGGCTTCCGGGTTGCCTATGCACCTGGGGATGAGGTCGATGTTGCCTGGCCGACTGGTGGTCCGAGTGGGAAGATCCCCGATGGCAAGGTCGTCGTCGAGCATGACGACCCTGAGACGGTCACCGTTCGATCTGGGGGTGGACCTCCCTACCAGTACGTCACTGTCTCGGACGAGTCATTCGATCATGCCCAGCAACGGGTACAAGAGTCCGAGGTAGCCCCTCAACGGTGGATGAACCGTCCGTGGATGGCTGCACAGAGAAAGGCTGGGTTCAAGGTGGCACGCAAGCACGCATACGGCGAGACCGTTGCCCCACCCCAGGTGGACACGCTCCGTGATGAGATGTGCCCGATCTGTGGCAACGACCAGAACTTCGATGGTGATGAATGCCAGATGTGTGGGTACAAGGCTGCCCCGGACTTCCTCTCGGACCCCGATCTGACCAAGGCCCAGGAGATTCGGGACGAGTCCGAAGTCGAGGGCGGCGGAGAACTTCCCCAGGAAGGGGAGATCGACGGCGAGGAAGGCGAGTTCCCTGATGGCGTGGAGGAGATCGACGAGGAGCTTGCCGAGGTCGATCTCGATGAAGAAGGCGACCCCACCGAGGATCAGGAGCTTGCCGAACTACTCGAAGGTCAGCAGGAGCAGCCTCCTCCTTCGGATAAGTCCTCTGACCAGCCCGTTGACCAGTCGGCTGACGACGAGGACGACAAGGAAGATGACGAGGACGAGGAAGACGATGAGGACGATAAGTGGCGCAAGAAGTTGCCCAAGTCCGGGTTTGTCGTCCGGCGACCTGTCCCAACCCCCGCAAATCCACACAAGGTGTGGAAGACCATGAGGAGTGAATCCATGCGTCCAGCACTTCGAGCCATCGCTGACATCGCTCGGCGGCAGCAGGTTCAACTCGACGCCCAACAGGCGCAGATCGACATGATCGCCCGGTTGGCGGGGGTAAAGCCCCAGGTCGAGGCGATCAAGCACCAGGCACAGCGACGGATCGCCGCTCTGCCCAAGCTGGCAGACGAGATGAACCCGGCCCAGCCGGTTCCCGAACCTGCGGCCCAGCCTGCTCCGGCTTCGACTCCCGAGACGCTGGGTGATGTGAACAACGCCGCTCCGGCTGGCGGAGGGAGCCTCGATTCCGTCGTGGCTCCCGGGGGGACTTCGGAGACGAACGTGGCTCCGGCCATGATCGACACGGTGATGGCCCCTGGCACTTCGATCCCAGCCGTTCCGGCGGTGGCTCAGGATGTGACCGCTCCGGTGGCTGGCACCCAGGAGCCGGTCCCCACGGCAGACATCCGCACCGAGGTCGATGTGGAGTTCCGTGGACTCGACACCGAGACGGCCTACCCCATGACCCCGGCCTTCTCGGATCAGCAGACCGTTGCTGCTCGTACCTTCGCTGCGATCCGCCTTGCTCGCCTTCGGGTGACCGCAGGCATCGCCCAGGGCGACGACATCATCTTGGGGCAGACCATCGCCACGTCGAAGATGAGCGATCGGGAGATCGCCCACGAGATCGACACGCTGGAGGCGGTTCTCGCCAACCAGCCCAAGACCGCAGCCCGTCAACAGGGCCGCAACGTCGAGCGTACGGTGCCTTCGTTGGCTACCGCTGCTCTTCTCGCCCCGCCCGAGCCGATGTTCGCAACGGCCTCATCGGGTCAGGATGACGCTCTCTTCGAGTAGTCACCCTGTCCTTCCCAGTCCATTTCCACGAAATGAGTGAGAGACCTCACTCGCAGAGCAGCAGGAGCAGAGCATGATCCGCACCACTCTCGATCAGGCGTACATCAAGCGGTCGCTTCGCCCGCTGTACGGCTGGACTCAGACCACGCCGAAGGCGATGTACCTCGACCCGGCCTACGACCGCAGCACCGACCCGGAAATCTTCCCGGGCATGGTGATGATGCGTGGGGCGACCGGCGATACGGTCAACCTGATCGACGCCACGGGGTTCCCCCTCGGCCTTGCCGCCCACTTCATTGGCGGCTACGACATCGACGAGCTTCTGGATGCGGGCATCAACGCCTTCGCAGTCTGGGTGCTCGGCCCCGACGCTGAGTTCGAGGTGGACGCTCCGGCGTTCGACGATTCTCTCGTGTGGACGGACCCGACCGACGGTACGGAGCTTCTGATCCACGCACAGACCGCTGGCGCTACTCGGGGCAAGCTCGTCCCGGCTGGCACCGTCGGTGCCTCCACCGATCCGGTGGCACGGCTTGTCAAGGTCAACTCCGACACCACCCTCACCATCGGTGGCCTGCCGGTCCGGGCCTGATCCGTCCGAGTTCGAGAGCACACAGGAGAACAAACGCACCATGAGCACCCTCCAACTCGCATCGGGCCTGCGCCCCAGGGTTGCCAAGAAGTCGGACGATTACGTCTCCGACATCCTCAAGCGCCGGGGCAACGATCCGTCGAAGTCCGCACTCACCCACGAGGCGAAGATGCGGAAGATGGCACTCGTCCTCAAGGACAGCAACGACGGCATCCGTCGCCTTGGTGTCGGCATGGTTGGTCCTATCCAACTGAAGCTGCGCTACCAGGGCATCGTCCGCAACGTGCTGATGGAAGACCCGATCACCCCGGGTACCCCCGTCGAGTACGACGTGTGGGACGATCTCGGCCAGGCGTACATCATGTCGGGCACCGAGGGCGAGGTCCGAGTGACCCCGTTCGAGGGCAAGCGAGTGCCGGTGCGGTTCTTCCGCATCGCCTCCCGTCCGGCGATCCGCAAGGAAGACCTCTACTACCTGCGGGTCAACGTCGTCGAGCAGGCTCAGGACGAGACCAAGCAGGCGATCATGCGGCAGGAGGACTCCCGACTGCTGGTGATCCTCCAGGCGGCAGTCACGAACTACGCCACCCGGCCGGATCACACGATCACCCCGGATCACACGATCACCGAGACCTCGGGGTACTTCACCCCGCAGAGCCTCTACACGGCGATCGCTCAGACGGACATGCACGAGATCCCGGCGGGCCGCATCCTCGTCAGCCCGCTCGACTTCCGTGACTTCTACCGCTGGGACATCAACCAGACGGGCTGGGCCTTCAAGGACCGAGTGGTGGCCGGTGAGACCATCACCACCTTCGGTGAGTTCCAGTTCCAGCGGTCGATCACCGTGCCGACGAACAAGCTCTTCATCCTCCCGAACCCCGACTTCCTCGGTGTGTTCCCCGTCCTCTACTCGCTGGATGTCGAGGAGAACCACAACGTCGAGGCGTTCTGGAAGGGCTGGGTCTTCGACGAGATGGTCAGCATGGCGATCCTGAATCCAAGAGGGATTTCGACAGTAGAAAAGCCGTGAAACCCTGTGTAGATTGACAGGATCGAGAACCCCTGTCACTCTTACGGGATGCCACGAGCATCTACGAAGATTTCCAAGACGTGCGAACGATGCGGGGTCACCTTTGCGGTGGCTCCGTCTCGTTTTTCCAAGGCCCGTTTCTGCTCGGCTATGTGCCGGAACCTAGAAGGCGCAGATGCAGTACGAAAGCCTGACAAGACATGCTCATGCGGAGCGGTCATTCCAAGACGATCTGCTACTGGAAAGAACGTCTACACCTACAAGCAATACTGCTCCGATGAGTGCCGTAAGAAGTACGGGAAGAAGAAGCAGTCCAAACCAGAAAACTACATCACATTCTATTGCCGAACATGCGGCAAAGAAGTGGTTCGTAGGAAATCTGCTCCAGGGCACAAGTTCTGCTCGAACGAATGCGCTCAGAAACACACTAAGACGAAGCACCATCTCGCCTTTCGGGATGAGGACGTACTGCTTGACTCCTCATGGGAAGGCTTAGTCTGGTGCTTGGCATCCTTCCTGAAAGTCGGCATCGAGCGAGTCAATCGGGCTACGGCCATCAAGCTCGATTCGGGCTGGTATGCCCCAGACCTCTACATCCCGCAACTCGATCTGTGGATCGAGGTCAAGGGCCAGGAACACCCGGACGACGATGCAAAGTGGACCGCATGGAAGACCGAGCGGGGAATCCTTGTCGTCCTCGGATACGACGAGATCGACCGACTCCGCAGGGCGGATCGCCAGTCATTCATCGAGATGTTCTCTTCCTTCCTGCCTTCCTAGCTCCAAGAGCAGGGAAGGGATGAGGAGGGCTGACCCATGATCCACGTCTCGATAGCTCCGGGCTACAAGGCGATCGTTCTCCCCAACGGAAGGGTCTACGCCGAGGGGGAGGAGGCTGACCTCACCGACGCTGAGTTCGCCTCGATCCCGCCTTCGATCATCGGGACGATCGTTCTCGTTGCCCCAGGCGACGAGCTTGACAACATCCCCATCGACGCCGATGCGGTGAAGGTCACAGGGTCCGTTTCCATCCCTGGCACGGTCACGGTCAGCGATGGCGGGGGCAGTATCACGGTCGATGGCACGGTTTCGGTTACCGAGCCGGTTTCGGTGGATGACAACGGCGGTTCCCTGACAGTCGATGACGGGGGTTTTACCCTCTCGATCGACGATGGTGGCGGGATCATCACCGTCGATGGCACCGTAACGATCGACGATTCCACGCCTGTCGATGTCAACATCACTTCTGGTGGGGCACAACCCCAACCGAGCACGATCATCGTCACCCGGGTCTTTGACGCCTTTCCTGTAGCCACGGCACAACGGATTACATCGACTTCGGCCCGAAGGGTGCTGATCCTGTGGGAGAACTCAGCACTTGCATCAGCCTCTCGCCCCACGGTCAACGGCATTCCGCTGTTCCAACAGTCCTCCCAAGGTGGTGCTTCCATCGTCATCGGTGACTTGAACTGCGACGGAACTCTCCCGGCTATTACCATCCGTACGAATCTGGGGACCGACGATCTGACTGTTGTGGAGGAGCTATGAGGTACTGGCGCTTCGGTCCTGCTTCTCTGGGCACCTCCCCTGACGATGTAGACCTCTCGGGCGAACCTGGGGCCGAGGAACTGACCCAGATCGAGTGGGAGACAGCCTCAGACGAGATTCAGGCGGCTACCAGTCCTTCTGGCCCGACGATCACTCCGCTCACCGGAGACGCCCTGAGTCATGTGACTTCTGCTTCGGCAAGGAAGGTCACCATCTACGTCATCTCCCCCACGGGAGGACCGACAGCAGACCGTCCCACGGTGGATGGACAGCCAATCGCCGGGCTTCCCGGGGGTATGCCATACATCTTCGAGAGTCCCGGCTCTCTTACAATCGCAACAAACGATGCGGGCAACGACCTCGTGGTGGTCGAGGAGTAGCCCGAGCCTGTCCCAACCCCTCTGATTCCACCCAAGGTGTGAGAGGAAACGACCCTCCAGGGAGATCACATGGGCACCCAAGCCGCTTACGACTGGCCTCGCCACAACCTCGTCCGGGTCCGCTCCGGTCAGGGAATCGTCCAACTACCGGATGGTTACCCCTACGAGCCGGGGGACATCGTTGCCCTCAACGACGAGGAGTTCTCGAATCTGAACGTCGCCCTGCTGGGCACGGTTCTCGACCTCGTAGGAGGGACCATCCCCCTGCCTGGCTCCGCTGATCTGTTCATCGTCCAGGTAGCACTCGATCTGGCTTCGGTCGTGAACGGCCCGGTTACCTCGATCATCCCGGGTGTTCCTCCTTCGATCCCCTCCGGTGGTTCGATCGACATGCCGGGCTTCGATGGCGACATCCTCTCCTGGCGCTTCCTGACCACCGAGGTCGGCACCGGAGCCGCTGCGACCATCACCTTCAACTTGGAGATCGGGGCCACCAACGTCGGTTCTCCCGACGCCACTCTCGTCCTCCCCCTGGCGAATACCTCGTCAGTCGGTGAGATCACGACGGGTTCCGACCCGACCACAGGCGACAACGCCTTCCTCGCCGGTCAGGCCATCGAGGTCGAGGCTGCTGCGGTCACCGCCTTCACCGCTGGGGCGGGAGTTCTGGAGATTCTGGTTCAGGCGACCTGATCCATGTCCTTCACCGCCACACCGACGAAGGAACGCCCGATCCTGGTCCTCGTACTGCCAGGATCAGGGATCGTTGCGCTCCCGAACGGCACCGCTGGCAACCCTGGCGACACCATCGCCTTGACTCCGCATGAGTTCGATCAGATCGACCCCGATGTGTTCGGGGTGGTCCTCGAAGTCATCGACACCGGCTCAGAGCTTGCAGGAGCCACCCTGACGCACCAGACAGGGGCGTTTGCTCTCATCATTGGTCCGGTGGCTCCGTCTGCGCCATTCGTTCGTACGATCGTTGCTGGGCCTACTTCGACGACGTTCACCAACACGACTTCTCGTCCGCTGGTCCTAACTGCACATTCGATCCTTCGGTCGAATATGTTCCCCGAAGGTTCGTGCTTCCCTGATCTCAAGTGTCAGCTTCAGCTAGACGGAGGCGGATACAACGACATCAACCAGCGCATCATCGGGTTGAGTGGAACCATCGGTGATGATCCTGCATTCGGCGGGGACGGAACGGTGCTCCCATTTGGTATCAACGGGTATCAGTCTGCTGATGAGGCAACCCTTGTTGATATTTCCAACGGACTTTTCATGGGACTTCCCATACTTGACCCGGGAGAAAGCATCGACATCGACGTTCAGTTGGACTTCGGATACGTCGGTGCATGGAACGCTTCGATCATGGTGTTCAATCTTGGTATCTTGACGATCGTGGGGACTCCGGCATGATCGTCGTAAAGAAGTTCTGGCTGAATGCCAATGGGTCGTACTCGTACGCCATCGGGAATGGAGTTGTGGTTCCTGATGGAGTCACAGAAGTCACCGAGGCCGAGTACCTTGACCAGATCGAGGCAGCCAAGCAGGCTGTGGCCGACAAGCTCGCAGAGATCGCTGGGCCGTAAGGCTCTGAACAGGGAGAAAAGCTATGCCGTTGGTTCTCGTCCGCAACAACCAGAAGGGTCCGACCGTCTTTCAGGACCACGCCACCAAGGAATCGGTGGAGTGGGGCGGAAAGGGCGATCCGATGCACAACGATGTCCAGCAGGTGCCGGAAGCGTTCTTGGAGAACGTCAACTTCCGTCGGGCTGTGAACCGGGGCATCTTGGAGATCGTCGAAGCCGAACCCGAGATCCTTGCGAAGTTCGAGAGCCAATCGGAGATGTGGCGCAAGCGCATAGAGCAAGAAGAGGAGCAGGCCAAGCTCTCTCTGAACGAGGTCGCCAACCGTGACATCGTGCAGGTCTCCTGCATCGGTCCTGACTCTCGGGGAACGGGCCAGTGTGCCAACCCCGTTCCGGTGGCCGAGTTGCAGAAGGGCGATGCTCCTCCTCTGTGTGGCAGCCATCGCCACCTGATCGACCAGTTCGTGCTCACCGAGTCAGCGACCGAGGTGGAGGCTGACGGCTTCACACCGAAGAAGGTCTGGACCCGAGTGGTCATCTCGCAAGACGCCCTGCCTTCTCAGTCATAGGCCGGATCAAGGAGTCATCGTGACTTACAAGCGCCAGAACACCGACATCGTTGCGGTCCACGACACTCGGGGCACCACCCGGTTCTCGGACATCCGCAACACCATCGCTGAGGACATCTTCGCTCCGAAGGGTTCTACCCCGGCCGCTCCGGCTGCTGTTGAGCCGGATACCGTCCCTGCCTCCAACCCGGAGGTCGAGGGCGTTGCAGATGATCCAGCGGGTACGGATGATGGTCTCGAAGGTCTGACGGTCCCCCAACTCAAGGCTCTCGCCAAAGAGGAGGGGATCGAGGGTGTTCCGGTCGGCATCAAGAAGGCTGACCTGATCGCTCTGATCCGAGGAACTGGCTAGGCAACACTCCCTCCCGTCCAACCCGGTTCCTCGGCAGCGACCCTCGGTTCTCGGGGGTCGCTGTCCTGTCGAGAAGAAGCTAACGGCACCGAAGGTGTGAGGACGACAGATGCCAACTCCAAGCGCCAGACTCGGGATCGCCAAGCCGATCACCACCGACAACTTCGATACGGCGGAGATCGCTGCCAACTGGCAGATCCTCGACGACCATCCGGGCACCTTTATCGAGGACTCTGGAAGCCCTCCAGTCTGGGGCATCCCCCAAGAGGGAATGCTCTGGTCTCAGCCGGACACGGGCCTTGTGTACCGATGGGATGGAGCGACGTTCCAACGTCTTGCCCCCACAGGCCATCTCGGTCGGGTTGAACGCACCACCGACTTCATCGAGAACACGGCAGCGTTCCAGACCGTCACCTCGGTTGGTGTGATGGTGCCCGAGGGCAACCGCCGCATTCGAGTAGTGGCCTCGTGGCGGAACATGACTGGCGATGATGCGTTCATCCGCATTCGTCGTGGCGTCACCGATCTGATCGAGAGGTTCTACGAGAACCCCGACTCGGCTGGGTCCATCGAGTTCTTCGACCTGCCTGGTGGGTCGGGGGCGTTCACCTACGCTCTGAGGATGAAGACCGACGGCACGACGACCACGATGGAGGCTGATACCACAGCGAAGATCACCCTCGATGTGGTCGAGGTGTAGTGGTGTCGGTCGTCGATCCCTATGCCCTTCTCGATCGGGTCTACGTCTCCCAGTTCGATCAGCCGACCTTCGGTCTGGTCGTCCATATCGCTGGGGTTCCTGCCGACCCAGACGGAGCTACGGCTGATGTGAGCATGGAGACGGACGAACCGCCTCCGGCCGTTCCCACGGTCATCTTCGCTCCTACTGCGGCCACTTACATCTCTACGGGCACGTTCGAGTTCACCCTCACGTCGGCCCACACGCAGACTCCGGGCCTCTACAAGCTCATCTGGTCCTACGACATCGCTGCGGTGCCCCAGACCTACGAGAGCTTCTTGGAGGTTGGAGCGGCCCACCCGGACTACGACGCCCTCTCGCCGGAGATGAAGGCGCTCGTCGAGCAGACGTACATCCGCTTCCGTGACCTGTATGACTCGCCCTACGGCGGTCCTCATCTTCAGGTCTACTTCCAGACCGCCTTCGGTCGAGGACGCATGGCGCAGCTTCTCCGGGTTGCGGTGGGACGGCTCAACACGATCGCCCAACCTCACCAGACCTACGACCTCACGAACTTCCCGCTCGCTCAGTGGGGTGCGCTCTTGGAGCAGGCGCTCTACGTCGAGATCCTGAAGCACTTGATGAGGAGCTACGTCGAGCAGCCTGACCCTCGCAACGTGTCGGTCGCATGGCTCGACCGGAGGGACTACCTCACCCGTTGGCAGACGATTCTGGACATGGAGGAGAAGGATCTCCGTGAGCGTCTTGAGACGTTCAAGATCGCCTCGATGAACCTCGGCTCCCCCGGGGTGCTCGTCTCTGGTGGGGTGTACGGCAGGTTCGGACCCACCAGACTACCTGGCTCGGCAGCAGCCCGGCCGAGGTACTACTACTCGTTCTATTGAGAGGTCACGATGCGTTCAGGAGTTCAGCAGATCATCACCGGCATCACCGCCAACGGGACGTACTACAGCGATCCGTGGACCCCGAATGGTCTTGCCACGCTCATCGGGATCACCTACCTCGTGACAACGGGAGGAGTGCCGACAGGGAGCGTCACGTTGCAGGGTGGATGGTCGAACGATCCAGCAGCAGCATGGACCGATGTGGACCTGAGTAGTGTCTTGGCAGTTGGATCGCTTGAGTTGTTGACCACCGGAGGTGGCGATGAGATCCTGAATGTCCTCTTCCCTGTCTACCGGATCAAGCTCGACATCACAGGTGGAGGCTTGGCTGCGAGCGATGCCTACGAGTTCCGCTCGATGGAGTCGTGAGGCGTACTCATGCCCCGATGGGGAACACAGCCGTATCAACTGATCGACCCTCAGCACTTCGCCACTGGCAATCTGCGGCAGAGTCATCGAGACGCCCTGTACCGCTTCGGGGAGTATTCGGTGTACCTGCTGCTGTGGGATCTCCGAGACCATGAGAACGGCCTCGTTGGAAGATGCCCTGAGTGCTATCTCGCCTACGGAGACATCGCAGATACTTTCGGACAATCCTCGAAGGAGGGGTGCGTGCCATGCGTGGGAACCACCTTCGAGGGAGGCATCAAGGCGTTGCTCGTTCGGCCTTCGATCTGGGACATCTCAGAGGAAGCCGACGAGGCGGAACGCCGAGGAGAGATCAACAAGCGCAATTCCACCGTGCAGTCCACCGAGGACTTTCGTGCTCGGATCGGTGATTACATCTTGCGAGCCGATGGAAGCAGATGGAAGGTTGAGGGACTTGCCACCAACCTCTTGCGGACTGGATTCGATCACCCGACCAGGGCCGAGACATCGGTGGGGTTCAACTACGCCCAGGTGGTGCAAGAAGATCCAACGACGGTCATCTACAAGGTGCCGCCATCAGGAGACGAGTTGGTGGCGTTCCTCGACCCGACTCACCCGCACTTCCCTGGGGACTTCAGCACGGTCGAGACGATCTTGGGCAACCTCTTGGAGATCGGCGTTCCGTATCTTGCGCTGGCCTGCACAACCTGGACCGAACTCCTACCCTACCGATGGAGTGACATCACAACGAGCACATGGGATGACCTGCTGTGCTGATAGGAGCATGACGTGGCGACGTTGACCGACTTCTTGTTGTTGTCCAAGCCCGAGGGGGCTGACAACGTGGACTTCAACGACCTCAACGCCAACTACGACCTTCTCGATGAGGTGTGGAACGCAGCCATCGGTGGAGGAGCACAGACCGACGGTTCTCTGCCCGACATCACCGCCAACACAGGCGGGACGATCATGTGGGGGACCACATGGATCGACGTGACGTTGGCGAACCCATCGACGGTATTCCCCATGTTGATGCTTGGTTTCATCACGATCCCAGAGTTCGCTGTAGCTCTGGAGCCGGGGGCGCACTTCTACGTCTCGATCGTCCCGGTCGATGAGTTCGGCGCTCCATCGTTCTTCGAGTCGAAGCTCTGGGAGGCATCGAACCCCTCGAACACATCCGACGTGATGCTTCTGCACTACGCAGAACTCACCAAGGTCATCATCGGAGGGGCGTTGCCTCAAGGCACTCCACCGGATGAGATCACGAATAGGTTCCGGCTTCGGGTGATGTTGGAGGATGCCACCACGTTGAGCTACGTCACCACTCCCGGGGGCAAGGGGCTGTCTATCATCATGGGCGGGCTGATGCGTCCTGTCGGCAATCTGATCTGAGGCACGAGATGGCGCACACGACAACGAAGAGCTATTGGCGTAAGGGCGATGAGGTCGGCTGCGATCAGACGACCACCGACGACGCTGATCTGGTGGTCTGCTCGTTCAAGACCAGGCCATCGGGGGCGACAGACATCACGGAGGGGGAGTTCGATGCTGCGGTGGTTGCGATCAAGCAGGAACGTGAAGACGCTCGTGAAGCACGCCTGGAGGCGTTGGAAGAGCACAAGGCCGAGATCGCCACACTCCGGGCCTCCGCACGGACCAAGCTCACCACGGGTGATCCCCTGACTCCCGAGGAAGCAGCGGTTCTCGTTCCGTGAGTCCTCTGCCCGCCACCGCTCGACCTCTGCCCGATCGCATCTTCATGCGGGTCAAGGGACTCGATTCGATGTCGGCTGCCCTCATGGCCGCACAGGCGGTCACAGCCGCTCGTCGCCTTGCTCCCAAGCTCACCGGAGACGCTGCTCTGCGAATCACTCCGATCTCGGGACCAGGGTGGTTCGGACTGCATTGGGCCGACTACTACCTCTGGTTCCAAGAGACGGGCATCCGTCCCTTCACCATGCGCTCGTTGGCTGGCAAGGTCATCCCCATGTGGATCGACGATCCCACCGGCTTGGAACGAAGCAAGAACCGCAAGGCACAGATCCGGTGGCTTCCTTCTGGGCGGGTCCAGGTGCTCCTGTTCCGTCGAGCAGCAAAGCAGGGTCAGCGCAAGGTGGTGAATCGCAACGGTGTGATGGTGGACGTTCCGATGTCCTATCCAGGTGCCCCTGGCCGGATCACTCGACGGGAAGCTCCTGCCCCTTACACTCGCCCTGGGAAGCTCGGAGGACAGATCGCCAAGGGCAACGTCGGGGTCCGTTGGCGGCACCCCGGGGTGTATCCCAAGTGGTTCCTCCATCGTTCGCTTGAGCTTGCCGCTGAGTGGAACGGCGTTCGGCCTGGCAAGATCGAGGTCTCTTCTGGCCCAGTTCCGCAGGCGGTCTGATGTTCGTCACCCATCTGCTCACGACGCTCACCAAGGGCATCAAGGAGACCTTCGACGGGAATTATCCAGAAGAGGACTTCCGTGATCTCCATGCTTCAATCGAGTTCCCAATCAAGTCTCAAGAGTACCCATCGGTGTGGATCACCTTTGAGACGACGACTGAGTTGGAGAACGTAGGTATCGGTCACATCGAATACACCACTGACGAAGATGCTGGAGAATGGACTCAGGTTCATCGGTGGCGTTTCGCCGGGTTGGTCAACTACACGGTTGCGGTGTTGACCAGTCTTGAGAGAGCACGACTGGCTGACGAGTTGGTGAAGGTTATGGCGTTCGGTACGGAGAATCAGTATCGGCGTCGATTCAGGGACTTTATCGAGGGAAATCCGTTCATCGCTGTCAACTTCAACTTCGATCAGATCGCTCTTGCGGGCTGGGCGGAGACTCCGGGCACCCCCTGGGGAACTGACGACATCATCTACGAGGTCACGGTTCGGATGGAGGTCGTCGGAGAGTTCGTGAGCGACGGCCTCACTGGCGAATTGGTCCCGTTGAGCCAGGTAATCATGCACCCCTACACAGAGTTGGAGGGAGACCCCTTCCCCCTCCAGCCCGGATGGCTTCCTTGAGCCTGTCCGGGGCGGGGTGATTCCACAGAAGGTGTGAGTACGCAGGGAGAGCGACATGCCCGACTTCACGCAATACCAGCCCCCTGGCGTCTACTTCACGGAGGAGGAGACGCCACTTGTCGCCGCCCTCGGCCCTTTGCCGACGGCGGTAGTGCTGGTTGGCCCCTCAGTGGGGTATAGGACGTTCACGGAGTTGGTGACCCTCAGCGGCACCACCGATGTTCGTCTAACGAAGCTCGGCATCGACCAGGGCAGCATCGTGGTGATGAGCCTTGATGGGCTGACCACCTACGTCGATACGGTGGACTACAACCTCACCGAAGGCGCTGGCGAGGATGCCAGCCTCTTGACGACTCAGGACAACACGACCGACATCGCCCGAGATGGTGGTGGTGCGATCGCTGACCCCGAAACGGTGAGAGTCAGCTACCAATACACCGATGCGGCCTATTTCCAGCCGCTCACGGTGTCGGACTTCGACCGGGTGAAGGAAGCGTACGGCCAGCCGTTCGACACCCAGACCGGAGAGATCCTGTCGCCTCTGTCGATGGCGGCGAAGTTTGCCTTCGACAACGGAGCAGCCCGGCTCGTGCTCGTGGCATCAGAGGGCACTCCTTCGGCGGTGACCAGAACGCAACTCACTGACGCCTACGAGCAGATCGAGTCGTTGTATGACGTTGCCATCGTGGTTCCGCTTCCGGTTGGCATCACAGGTACAGATATGGCTCCTGGCGATGTAATCAACGTCGGCACCGACCTCAAGACTCATGTGGAAGGTCTGAGCGGGGATGGCTACTTCCGGGTCGGCATCGTCGGCTACGAGAAGACCGTCACGGTGGACCCCGAGGACATCTCTGGTGGGATCAACTCGTCTCGGGTGATGTTCGCCTACCCGAACAAGATGAACTACTACAACGGGTTCAGCAACACAGTGATCGAGGTGTCGGGCTACTACCTGGCTGCTGCATATGCCGGTCGTTTCGCTTCGCTGCCTTCTCAGCAGGCTCTTACCAAGAAGGACATTCGGGGCTTCTCTGGTATCCCGGCTGACGTGTTCGCCACCATGACCCAGGCCAACAAGAACCTGTGGTCATCGAGTGGAGTGTCGGTGGTGGAGATCAACCGACAGAACCGACTCGTGAATCGGCATGGGGTTGCCACTGACCCGTCGAACGTCCTCACCCGGGAGTTCTCGCTCACCAGGGCGAAGGACGAGATGGTCCGGCTTCTGACGGACATGCTCGACAACTCGGGCCTCATCGGATCTCCGATCACCGCCAACACGCCTGTCCAAGTGCGTAGTGTGGTGCAGGGTGGCCTGGAGTCCTTGGTGAAGGCCGGGACCATCAACGGCTACCGAGAGATCAAGGTTCGGCAGCAGTTGGGCGAAGAGGGTGGAGATCCGACGGTGATGGAGGTCAAGTTCCTCTACTCGCCTGCCTACCCGCTGAACTACGTCCTCGTCACCTTCGCCATCGACACCACCACTGGTGCCACGACGTTCGCATAGGAGTTGTGAGCCATGCCCAGAACACAGACCCGGGTTGTTGGATCGGGGTTCACGACCTTCAACTATCGAGGACAGCCGATCCTGTGGTTGGAGTCTGTTGCCGACTCCGGCCAAGCGCCATTGGCAGGGTCCGAGGCGGTCTACACCCTGGAGTCGAAGGTGGCTCGGGAGATCGCTACTGCCCGTGCCATCGCCACAGGAACGCTCACGCTCACGATTCGAGAGACCTGGAACGAGCCGGTCTGGAACCAGCTTGTTGGTCTCTCGGGTGCGGTGGACATCATCGACGTGTTCGAGGCGCTGGAATCAGAGCCGGGTGATCTGACCTGCGAGGTCATCATCAAGCCGCCTGGTGCTCCGACGTGGCGCATCCGCACCTACCACAATTGCGTCATCACGGCGATCGACGATGGCGAGACGATCTCCCTGGCGCAACTCACCATCCCCAAGACCCTCACGGTCACCTACACCCACAAGACGCACGCCTTCCATCCTGCTGCCTAACCGCAAGGGGTGAGGCGGCAAGAAGGAGAGGCGGAACATGCCGGTCGATGACAACCGAGATGGGGTCTTGGAGGCCACAGCCTCCGAGTACGCTCCTTTCGATCCCCAGGAGGTCGGTGCCCAATCACTAGCCCCGGAGGCGTCGAGCTTTGCTCCGCCTCCCGCAGATGTGGAGGCACAACGGTCACCCGCCGCCGATGATGGGGAAGCGGAGGATGAGGAGCTACCTGAGTTCGACCCCAGATGCCGAGAGGACTTCGTTGGTCTGAACTACCTCGGGGCGCTCACGAAGACGTTCAGCCGGTACGGCCACGACTTCTTGATCCGCACGCTGACGGTAGATGAGGTCATCGAGGTCGGAATCCTCCACAAGCCCTACGTCGGGACGCTGGGGGAGATCAAGGCATACCAGGCAGCCATCACGGCAGCCTGCATCGTGACCGTCGATGGGAAGACACCACCTCTACCCATCACCGACGAGAGCACGGACACCATCCTCCGCAATCGTTTCCACTACGTCAGGAATCACTGGTTCCCGCCCGTTCTCGATGCTGTGTACGAGGAGTACCTGCTTCTTGAAGAGGTCGTGGATCGGGTCTTGGAGTCGATGGGAAAAGCGTCGGGCTAGGCCGATGCGACCCTTGGCTTGAGGGTCAACTCCGTCTAGCCGAACGCCAGGGTCTCTACCGATCACTGAAGATCAACTCAGTGCAACGCTTCGGCTTGCAGATCCTCATGGCGGTTGATGATCGCATCGAGTCCGAGAAGTTCGTCGATCAGTTCAGGCTCCATCTGCTTTCGAGAGAGGGTCGAGGGTCGATCAGTGGGCTGTGGCCTGAGTGGTTCCTTGAGGATGGTGGCGAAGAAGTTGACCTGACCAATGACAACGATGAGCCGATGGAGCTAGTGATGCCTGAGATGAACAAGGGAGATGTCGAAGATGTGCTCTCCTTCCTCGGGCGTTCGGTGACTTTGCGGCCGGAGGATCTGGAAGATGCCTGAGAAGCCCCGGGACGGCTCTGTCGATGCGCTCGGCCAGCGAAGTATCGCTGGGCAGCCGACTGACTCTTTGACGGTCCTCAAGGCGTTCCAGGGGTTCCTGGAGTCAAGCATCGCAGCCCAGCGGGAACAGCAGAAGATTGCCAGTGACATGGTGAAGCTGGCCGAGAGGACAGCGAAGTTTCTTGGCACCGCTGAGGATCGAGTGCGAACTGTCGAGGCAGCCATCGGCAGCGGAGCGATCTCCACTCCCGGTGGTCGAGGTCGTGGGGGAGTAGGTGCGGTAGGTGCCGGTGACGGTCCTTTCAGCATTAGTCCTGCGAGCACAGGAGATGTCACACCAACGTCATCCATGCGAGCCGGATCGGGTATGCCAGCCGGAGCGGAACAACCGACGCAGGCGGTTGGGAGCCATGTGACCCCTTGGCCTTCATCGTTCGCTGGGGGCAGGTCCATGATTGGATCTCCAGCGGTCGCTCACACGCCGTTCAGCATCGGAGGCATCCGAACCCGAGTGGGAGAGCGGGCAGACCAGTGGCTCAGTGAAGTCAACGTCGGTCCTCGGTATGCCGAGGCCAAGACTGTCTGGTACGACCCCGAGGGCAATCGAGTGGCTGACGCTCTTGCCCGAGACTTGACGGCTGATCCCGCCTTTGCAGAGTCGAATGGATTCATGCGAGGGATGCGGCGTATTGGATCGACGGGCAATGCCTATGGGCCTGCGCTTGCTCCATCTGATCCCCGAGTGAGCCGGTTTATGAAGACACAGGCAACGCTTCGGACTGGTCGCACCGTTGCTCAGAGCATGGCTCAGGGCGAGGGGTTTGGAGCAGCAGTTGGCAAAGGGCTGCCCAAGGTCGGGGCTGGGTTGGCTGTTGCTGGACTGGCGTACGAAGCCGGGAATCGAGTGTTGGACTTCGCCGCAGAGCAGCGTCGAGCGAACATGGAGTACCAGTCGGTGCTCGGAGGCTCGAATGCTGAGGGGTTCGGAGAACGAGCCAAGCAGTTCGGCTTCACGTTGCAGAACCGGGTCTTCGGACAGATGGGCGGCAAGGACGCTGAGGCGATCTACAAGGGAGCAATGGAGCTTTACGGCACCGATCGCACCATGAGGAACCGCTACCAGGATGTCTCGACCGGCCTCTACAAGTCGCTTGGCATGTCCCCCGAGGAGTCCGGCCGGGTGCTCAAGCTGGCAGCAGAGGAGGGGGTCACCGCTCTCGACGACATCGGGGAAGCCCTCAAGGGAGTCACCAAGAGCGCCCGAGAGGCTGGGATGAACGCCAAGGTGGCCCGTCAGACCTTCGAGGAGTCCTTCGCTGCGATGTCGAAGGTTTACGGAGGCCAGGGAGCCACCGTGATGGCAGCCTCTCGTGCAGAGGTCGCCACGTCCTACGGTCACGAGCTTCGAGGGGCTGTACGAGGAAGTAGTAATTTGGCTTATACAGCACATACGATGGGTATGACCCAAGGTCAGCTTATCAACCTTGGGTCTACTACTGAGGGCGCTGCAATCATCGAGGCCAAGACAGAAGCCGAACTAAAGCAACAACTTGAGATGTTTGCTCCCGGTATTACTGGTCTTATAAACGGTTGGGCACAAACAAACAACGTCCAGCCTGGACAAATGACGGAGTTTGAGGCTGATGCTCTAGTGCCACTCATCTACGAACATCTAGGCAATAGGGTTGATTTCGTAGTTGGGGCACTACAGAACAATCCTATGGTTGGAAGTTTCGCTCCAGGTTCGGTAGATCAGTCAAATGTTGCAGAGTTGATCGCCCAAATCTTCTTGGGTAAATCTGTAGCCCAGGAAGCCCTGAAGAAGTCGATGGCTCCCAAGAAGGGCGTCGATGTAAAGGGCGAAGTGAGTAAGGCGGGAGGTACATCCAAGTACGCCAGAGAACAGCTTGGAATGCACTTGCAAAGCATGGGCCAAGAAGTCAAGTTTGCTCAGTTGATGGCTGGGGAAACTACTCTAGAAGAAACCGGATTCCTAGGGAGTGATCGTTCTCGTGCGGCTTACGCCGAGTGGCGTAGTGGCGGAGGGGAGCAGAGTCCTGCTCTTGAGGCCATGTTCCAAGACTGGGGGAAGAACAAGAATCGTCAGTTCATCTTCTCTACGAAGGAAGGTGAGCGAACCATGACACTAGAAGCAGCCATCGGGTATGGATACATCGACCAAGTAGTATTCGGTACTGCCCGAGAGGCTGGCACTAATAGGACCGTTGCTGATGAGTTCGGGTTCAAGGAACGCTACTCTTCGGTGAAATCCGAGAAGAAGTCCGCTAAGAGGACAGAGCAGGTCATGGGCAAGAAAGTGACCGGAATGGTTGGTCAAGAAGTAGATGAGAAACGAGCAGCTTTCGAGAAGGAAGTTTCTCAGCTTGGGCTTTCTCCAGAGGATAGTGCCGATCTTTACAAGATGACTCAGAGCGGCAGCGAACTCAAGCGTTCCGCCGCATCGAAGTTGCTAAAGGAAATCAAGAAAGGACGTGAGGAAGCGGCGTACCAACAGGTCAATGTCAACATCACGACCGATAGGAAGCTCGACGGATGGCTCAAGGTCAACCAGGATGGATCTACTGCTTCCGATCAGATGTCTGGCGTTCCTTCCGCCAGCACGCCCTGAGAGATGATTCGTGGGTGAGGCGACCCTTGCGGGCATCCCCTTCCGGCTCGACCCAGAGCAGGTCTCCTGGTCGTTCCAGGTCAAGACCTCCGAGACTCAGACCATCGGAGGCAAGGTGGTGCAGGTCTACGGCGTCGAGTTCAGCGACATGGTGATCCGAGGCTCCTTCGGTCGAGGGGGTTGGCCGGAGCAGACGCTCTTCCTCGGTCGAATGAAGGAGCTTGCCGAGGCACAGACGAAGGATCACACCCTCCCTCCGAGCCGCTTCACCTACCCTCCGAAGGGCTGGGACTTCAAGGTGTATCTCAAGGAGTTCCGAGATCCGGCGGGGCCATCCTCGATCCATATGGACCCTACGGTCGTCAATCCTCAGTGGCAGTTGACGCTCTTCATTGTGCAGGACAACCTCAAACTCAAGGAGGTGGCGAAGAACGCCTTCATCGAGCGACTGGCTGACGGAATCGGATGGTCGATCAGCGACTACAACGGCCCCCAGGGGTGGGAGGATGCCGCAGAGGCGGCGGAGTCGGCTGGGTTCAGCCTCACCGATGCTTTCTCTGCTCTTCAGCAACAAGGAGTCCAGGTGCCCGGAGGGACCACGGTGGCTACCAACTTCGAGACCCCGACGGCTTCATCTCAAGGAGGGGTGGTTCTTCCGGCCGTAGATGTTGCGAGATTGGCCCTGAGTGTTGGCCTGAGTCAGACCAATGCTGCTATTGCTGTGGCAATCGCACAGGCCGAGAGCGGATTCAACACCGCAGCCCACAATCCAGTTCCACCAGATAATTCGGTTGGGTTGTGGCAGATAAACCTATTGGCTCATACTCAATACACAGTGGAACAGATGAAAGACCCAAATCAGAACGCCGCTGCTATGGCTCGAATCAGCGGAGTGGGGTCGAACTGGAATCCTTGGTCAACGTATACGAATGGTGCCTACGAAGGGTTCCTTTCTGCTGCTGAGGCTGCTGTTGTGCAAGCTCTGGAGGGTTGACGATGGGACGACGAGATGACAAGTGGGGTGCTGATACGCCGATCTCCATGCCGGTCGCCCCTGATGACCTCCAACCGTGCCGAGTTGACCTCGGCGGCTTCGGTTTTACGACTGGGGGACTCTGCCACGCCATCACCGACAGCGAGCGTGAGGAAGTCATGGCTCCCTACTTCGCTCCGATCCCGGTCGATCTGCCTCCCCTCGACGACTTTCATCGTCAGTCCACTCCTCGTCCTCAGCCGCCAGTGACCAGCGATCGGAAGATCCCTCGTGGCCGGTAACTGCCTACTCATCGCTCCGGGGTATGGCGCTCGAACGATCCACGTCGAGTCGCTGGATCACGGCATGAAGATTCCTGCGCTCGGAGAGTCGTCCGCTCGGGCTTACCGGACTTTCTTCGGCCAGAAGGTGACCACCGGGTCGTTCACGATCGGGTGTTGGTTCACCCGCCATGACGAGTATGAGGACTTCGCTACCTGGCTTCAGGGCTACGGAGAGCGACGATCCCGAGCCTTCGACCCCACCAGTCCGATGGCGGTCATCATCCCGACCCGAGGCTTCTTCAAGCTCGGGGTGCCGGTGGACGGCATCACGTTCGGTGACAACATCAGGACGGTTGTTCACCGCATGTCCATCTCGTTCAAGGGTACGGCTGACCCTGTGGACTACAAGTCCTCGATCCTCTCTCGATACTTCGCTCCTCAGAACACTGAAGATCCCGAGTCCAAGTACCAGTTCCCGGCCGGAGCGACTGATCTCACTACATCTGAGTATGCCGAAGAAGTGATCGCACAGAACGCCCAGCAGATCCAAGACTTCCTGCAAGGAGTTCAAGAGCTTGGTGATCGTGTAGGAGCGCCAGCGGACGAGTTGTATTCCGATACTAGTGACTGGCTCTGGTAATGGGTACATTCGTTTACTCACCAGGGATTCAGGTCATCATCGACACCCGTAAGGGTACACTTGATGTATCGGATGACATCAGTAGTTGCACAGTCGATCTCGCTCAGGGGCATGGGCATACTGCCAACATTGGCTTGGTGAACTACCGTCGCAAATATGATGGAGTATTTACACCAAACGACCGTGTAATCATCCGAATGAAGCGTCTTCGATTGGTGCAGGTGTTTGCCGGATATATAAACACAGCGCCATTCTTCAGCGCATATCCAGATTCGATCACGCTGACTTGTGAGGATACTCTCAAGAGGCTTCGGTATACCCTTTGGGATGCAGGAGCGCCAGAATCAGTAGAGTTGATGAGGCGTGGTCTTGTTGGGTCTGTCATCGACGAACAACAGCTTGCCAACAAGGCGAAGGATCTACTTGTCGAAGTAGGTGGATGGCCCGAGAAGAAGATTCATATTGGTCGAGTACCAAGTGAATGGATGGAGACTGTCAACGACATCTACAAGTCGATCTCGCCACAGTTCTCCGCTCCATCGAAGCCTGGAACCGAGTCGGTGATCGCTGGACAGTTCGTTCCTCTTCTCACCCAGATCCCTGGGGATGGCAACGGGACTGGGATCATCCCAGCCTCGTCAGGCAACGCTGTGATCGGATCTACAGAGGATGGCCCGGTGGGGAAGTGGGAAGCCACCATGCGTTTCCCCTACGCCTCAGAGGACGCTGACGGAACCCTCTTGATGCCTCCTCCTGGGTTGACTCGTGCGGAGTCCATCGCTGCGAAGTCATGGTGGCTCAAGAAAGCTCCTGAAGGCGGAGGGCAACGCATCCTGGTTCGTAACCCCAAGAGCGACAAGATGATCGTCGTCAAGTCTGTCGGGTTCTTGGACTTCCCCGGGGCTGCGGTCGGTCTTTCTGGAGATGCCCTGAAGGCTCTCGGCTTCGACAAGGCGCTCATCGGACAGCCAGGCGCTCGATTTCCGGTGACCATCGGATTTGCCCCGCTCAAGACCTCGACCGTCGAGGGGGATGCCAGCCATGCTCTCGATGCAGCGATCGTCGATACTCGTGAGACCTTGGGACTGGTCAAAGCTCCTGATTCGACGGCGGTGTCCCAGGAGCATACAGCAGCACAACAGGCGGCTACTGAATCTCTCCAGCAAGCTCAGGCTGATGCTGCTGCTGCCCAGGAACAACTGGCCGGTGGCGACCAGCCGGTTACTACGACGGGATCGCCAACTCCAACTGGAGCGGATGCTCAAGGATTGGACTTCACGGAACGGCAGATTCTCCCGCAAGATAAGCCCGTGAAGGGGCATGTTGCTGCCGCAGCGGATTTCATCGTTAGGAACTTCGAGCAAGTAGAGATCAGTTCCTCGAACGGCGGTAGGCATAGTGCGAAGGGTGACCATTACAAGGGTCTAGCCATAGATGTGGCATTCACTGGACCTGGAGCCAAGGGTTCTGGAGAGGCATACGGTAAGCAGAAGGAAGTGCTGAACTCCGTGGCGATGTTCTTGTCGCAGAACCCGAATATGTTCAACGTCAAGTCGATCATCTGGTTTAGTAGACAAGCTAACGCATCTGGTTGGAGAGACTTCGTTCCTTCTGCCGGGGCGTCAGGCGATGCTGAGCATGTTCGGCATGTTCACATCTCGTTCAACTCGGAGAACACTGGACAAGTAGGTCCGTCAGGTGGAGGGTGGGCTGGATCTTCGCCAGCCGAGTTCGCCACTCAGTTTGGAGATACATCTGCTACGCCTGCTCCAGTGGCTTCGGCTTCATCTTTCGGGCAAAGCGCCTTTGGTACAAGTATTTCCCAGTTCTTGCGTACGCCCGTACAAGAGTCGATCATGTTGGCCGGTCCTCGCCTGTTGATGAACGACGATGGCTTGCAACCGACCATCGAACAATTGCTTGCATCTTCGCTTCGTACTTTCACATCTGCCCCGAATGGCGACTTCATCGCTTGGTTCCCCGATTACTTCGGTCTATACGGTATGGCCGGGGTGATGGAAGTCCAGACAATCGAACTCCAAGCGTTCTCGATGGGTTGGAACGATGAACGACTCAAGACGCATGTGTTCAAGTACGGCAACGTGTTGAGTGCCGGAACTTCCGACATCTCAGGTTCGGAGAACGAGTTGGCGGGTAAGCTCTTGACTCATGGCATCGCATCCATTGACTTTCCCGAGTTGATGCAAGCGTTGATGGGTGTTCAACCGAATGATCCTCTGTGGTCGAGGGAACCACTCCTGCGACGATTTGGAGCAAGGGTCAATAGCGGTGAGCAATACATGAACATCGCCACAACGCATGAAGCCGAGTTCTGGGCAGCGTGCTTCGAGTTCATGCGGAACTGGTCGAGCCAGTTCTCTGCGTCGATCCCTCTTACGTTCATGCCAGAGTTGTTCCCCGGAATGATCCTGCGGATTCCCGAGTATCACATCCAGTTCTACGTCCAAGGGGTGAGCCACAACATCAACATGGCGAACGGTGGAGGATTCGACACCACCGTCAGCGTGATCGCTCCGTCTGATCCTGATGGGGGAGGACTCCACGGTCTTGTCCGGGCAGGAACCAAGTACGACAACTTCAACCCGATCACGTTTGCGCTCTCCGCTTTCGAGGCGTTGTTCTAGGGGCATGGGATGACACGACAGAAGGCGACAGCCCAAGAGGGCGCATACGGGGCACCGAGGTTGGTCAAGGTGCTGCATGTCACCGACGAAGGGATGGCCGAGACGGTCGATCAACTCGGGCACCGTATGAAGATCCGTACCGACGTGATGCGTCACAAGGGACTACGCCCGAAGGCGGGGGAATCCTGGGTCATCGACCGATCTCTCGGGCCGTGGAGCTTCGCTGCGGTGATGGCCGAGACGGTCCAGCCCGAGCCTGTGGACTTCCTGGGGGCGGTCAAGCTGCATGGCCCAGGAGAGGTGCCTGAGTGCCATCTCCCGGCCGATGGGCGGCATGTGGCTCAGGCGGTGTACCCCGATCTCTACAGGCTGCTCAAGGAGATCCACGGGCCGGTCGGCAACCAGATCAACTGGTCTCTCCCCGATGGTCAGACCTCATCGGTCGATGTAGGTGCTCCGGTGGTGTCGCCCTCGTGGACCCCTGAAGCCGGAGAGGTGATCCTTCTCCCGGTGACCTTCTGTGACTGGGAGGCAACGGAAGTCACTTCGATCACTGGTAATGGACTGACATGGACGAGAATCGCCCAAGCTCAGACGAAGAAGCACGGCACTCGGGCTGAGGTCTGGCTCGGAGAAGGCACGACCCCGGTGGCGGGTTCGTACACCATCACCCTCGATGGACGCACTCCTCTGCTCGTTGCCACCCCTCTGCGGGTGACCGGAGCCAACGATGTGCCGGTCGATGTGGTCGAGGTCCAGGTCGGGGTGACAGCAGAGCAGCCCTTCTGCCGGATCATCCCGACGGAGAACAACGCCTTCCTCGTCGCCATGCTCATGCGGGCGCACAACCTCAACGACACGAACCCCGGAGAAGTAGCCGTCAATGGACCGTGGAACCAAGCTCCTCTCGAATGGCAGAGCTTGGCTTCGTACTCGTATGGAGACTCGGCTGCGTTCATCGACATCTCTGGGAGATTGTTGCTGGAGCCAGAGGATGTGGTTGCGTACGGAGAGTTCGTAAGCCCCGATGATTGGGTGATGGTTGTGGTTTCCATCAAGCCTGATCTTGAGATTGGGATTCCGTACTTCACGGTGCCTTTCTCGTCACCTTTGACCGATGGTCAGAGGATCATTTCGTCCGGGTGTCCAAATGTGGACCCTTACGGCGACTCTCTGGGAGGCCCGTTGCCCATCACAGCGTTCACCCCATCGTTCAGTGAGGCGTTCTCGTGACTGTCGCCTCCCCACAGAATCCCCCGAAGGTGTGAGATGAAGACCTTGGCGATCCGCAACGGAGACCTCGTGATTGGCCCCGAGGGGCATCTCGTCATCGACGGGGCATCGAAGGTACGACAGGAGATCGGGCTGACCCTCCGTGAGCCTGTGGGGGTCGATCGCTTCCATCGGGAGTGGGGGAGCATGTTGCCCAACTACATCGGGGAGCCGATCCAGCGGAGCACCGGCTTGCTCGTAGAGACGGAGACGACCCGGGTGGTTCAGAACTACGTTGCCCAACAGGCGAATGTCTTGGAGCGGGATTCGATCGGTACTCGACGCTCTCGGCTCAACGCCAACGAGGTGATCGGCTCCCTCAACGGGGTGCGAGTGAGGCAGGATCAGGACAAGATCCACGTCAAGATCGAGATGACCATGCTTTCCCGCCGACGGGAGAGCATCGTGGCGTCGGTGGGAGGCTGAGATGCCCACGCAAGCTGAGTGGACCGAGAGGATGCGTCGTGCTCTGGCGATCTCCGAGCCAGAGTTGGACACGTCCATCGGAACGGTCACCCGGAAGATCCTCGACTCCGTTGCAGAGTCGTTGTCCGAGGCGTCGATCGACCGTTATCTCCTGTCCTACACCTACGACATCGAAACGAAGTCCGGGGCTGATCTAGACGACTTCGTGAGGCTCTTCGGCTTCACCCGCTTCCCGGCTAAGAGGGCTACGGGGGAGCTTCGCTTCGAGCGCACTGACACAGCATCCGAGATCATCATTCCGATCGGTACGCAGGTCGGCACCGACAGCAATCCTGCGGTGATTGTGGCAACGGTCGTTCCGGCGGTCATGGGCATTGGAGATTCGGTCATCACCGTTCCGGCTCAGGCGATCCAGGCGGGGACGGTTGGCAACATCGCAGCTTTCTCGGTCCGGGTGCGCTTCGCTCCACTCCAAGGCGTCACCGCATTCACGAATCCCGTGGCGTTCACGGGGGGAGCGGACACCGAGACCGACGACCAGTTGCGAGATCGCTTCAAGCGCACGATCTTCCGCAACCTGGCGGGGACCGAGCAGATGTTCCTCGGGGTGGCTCTCGAAGATGCAGCGGTACTCCAGGCCAACGTCATCGGAGCATCGAAGCGCCATCGTGAGCAGATCGAGCTTGTGTTCGGGACAGCCGACAGCACCATCGTCGATGCCAAGTCGATCCTTGGTGATCCGGTGTTCGGGGTGAACATCGACGCCGGAGACATCTTGGC